GAAATAAACGTCAAAGAATTTTACGATGCGGCTGAATCTACGCTCATTGGTGAGGAAAAATCGTGTGACAGTGCGGATTTTTCAAACAGTTGCGACAGTAGAACTATTATATTTAAATTGAATGGAGATTCGTTCGATTATATATCAGATAGAACCAATGGTAGCAAGGAAAATAAAGATATAACGGCTTATCTAAATAACGACGCTAATTTACATCATACATATAGAACAAACCGTAAAGAAGGTAATAGAGCCCCCAACAGTTTCGACGCAGTCGATAAATCCTTGGGGAATGTTCTCGTATTTTTAGTGGACAAAGACCGTTTTGTGAAGGCTACCACCAACAACCCCAACAGTTCTCGTAGTCATATTTTGATTCATATTAAAATTACAAAGAGCGCTCCGAGTGATAATGCGGGCGCGGTCGAACCGAGTATTCCTGTCAATCTTTTTGTGGGCGATTTTGCGGGTGTGGAGAACGCATTTGCTTGCGACGATCCTACTATTTTGACCAATTTTGCCAAAGTAGAAAGAGACAACGATCCTTGGACCCGCGTTCAAGGCGGTCAAGCCCCCATCACCCCGGGTTCGATTAACCGTCCATATTACATGACCGAGCCTAAAACCGATAATACTGGAAGCTTTGATTATAAAGAAACCAAATACGAAACAATATTTACTTACGAGGATGCGAAAAAGGTGATTGATTTGAAAAACTTGACACTGCCCGACTTTAAAGCACAATTTGAAAGCATACTCTCGGCGGATGAAAACTTATACAAGTTGTATAAACAAATTATTAATACTGAAGGCGCGGATCAAAGTAATAATTCGGTTGATTTCGCAGAGAATGTTACTGAAGAAATAAATGCTATGAAAAAGGGTATTGATGAGGAACGCAATAAAAATATTGATATATTAAACGGACTTTTGGCTGATTTAGATGCGTCTCAAAAATTCGAAAAAAGTAACGCTCATGCTAAAGCAGCAGCTAAAGCAGCAGCAGACAATTATGAGCAAAAACTAATCGACAACGATATTAATAATAAAATACTGATTATTAAAGCGGTTCTTTTTAAAATGACTGAAGAGTTTAGTACAAAAAATTCGGTAAACAGTAAAAACGCACACCTCGCAAAGTCCATTGTAGAAATAATTAATTATGTTAAAGATAATTTTAATGATGATACTATCAAAAAAATTTTAAAAACTGGTAAACCTGAATCCCCATATAATTACAATAAATCAATAAACGCTTTTTATATTGATTTCAATAATATCCCCGGTAATAAATTTTCAGCAGTAACAGATTTTTTATTACGTATAAATTTCAAGTCATCGAATATTGATGGTGTTGATCAAGTATCTGGTTATACCTCACAACTAGGTGCTGTCGACCGATGGAAGCAATATTTTACTACTATACATGAAGGTAAAACAAAAGTACATTCGATTAAATGGTTTAAAGAGACTCCGCGTGAAGGAGATGATATAACACTTACAAAAGTAGATAAGCCAACCGGCGCTAATGTTGGGCAATCTATGCTAAGATCAACAACCGATATTACAACAGATATTGGAAGAGTAATAGCCACACTGAACCAAGACTATGAAGGATACAACGCCAGTACAGACCCGCCAATAAAAGAGATCGTATCATTTATTTACGGAAATTTCGATTGGTTCAATAAAAAAACAGAGTTTGTTCAAGACACAATTATTGCTTTACCTATCACGCCTGTTACATTTGGCAATTACTTCAATGATAATTCCACCCAATACACACAATTTATGGATAAAATAGGTGAACTCATCGAAACAAACAGAAAAGTATCCAATGCCATGAAAGAGGTCTGTCTACACCGTTTACAAGAAGGCAATTTTATCAATAAATCTCTGAAAGATCTGCGCGAAAACATTGCGGATATCATGCAAATCAAGAATCAAAACATTGTATTTTATTCGCCGGAGCTCAATTTCAAATGTATCAGCACGTTTTGCCCATCGCGCATGAACTGTTTTAAATTGAAAAAAAAACTGATCCCCAAAGACGAAACGTTTACCTCCGAAATGATTAAATGGATTTATAACAAATACAAACAGTCTTTTTCGCCATCAGACCAGGCCACTATAAACAAGGTATTATTCTACGAAAAAATCCTGATTTCGGTGTTTTGTGTTTACAACATTACCGCCAGTAAAAACTCTTATTTGGCACAACCTTACACGGACACGAATGATCTCAAAATCATGTTGTGTCAATACAAAAAAAACCCAACAAATAATGAACTTAAAACCCAAATATTTGACCGTCTCTTGTCCATGTACCATAACATTTACGGTACCTACATTGACGGTATAGGGTCAGACGATAATAATAAATATCATTTACGTAATTTTCAAGAACCTCACATTTCAAAAAAGGATGGATATTTTTATAAAAATGAAACGCTCAACACTGAAGCGCCTACAACTGATTTCAAACAAGTGGGAACGGATCCAGCATACGAAGTCGCAGATGAAAACAAAAAAACACGATGGAACAACGTTCTCAATACAGGAAGTGCGGCGAAAATTCAAAAAATTTATAATTTTTTGGCAAGTAATCCTGAACCGAAACTTAAACCATCTATATTAACTACATGTATGTTCAATGAAAGTATCACGGACGAACCTATCACAGAAGAAAATCTTTTTGACCAAATCAATTTATTGATCCAAACCTGGGACAACATTAACGACGCGACCCCGATCGGAACCATTAAATTCTTAGACAGTATTGCGAAATTGTACACCAACAATGTAATTTGCGACGTCACCAAGAACTGTATTGATTTGAAGACCGATTTTGAACGTTACGGAAAATATTTCCGAGATAAAGAAGATTCAGAATCATATCCTCAATTGAGCGGAACTTGTACCGCACCCGTACCCACAAGCGTCAGCGGACCATCACAGAGTCCTTCTGATGGAGGATCCGTGCCGGTATCACAAAACGAGGAGGTGGATCACACTGGCGGAAACGACGAACGTTATCAAAACGTACGGCATTCATTGAAACGTTACCCAGGTAGACCAGAGCCTAAAAATAAAACATATCGTCATTTATCCACATAAAACATAAAATAATTATCATATCATATTATTGAACAACAATATGATATCGGAAGGGGGAGTGGAAAAATCTTCTCTCAAAAAATACATCATTGCTCGTATTGAATTGCCGGTTGAAATCATGTCCGATGGTTCATTTCATACCCATACAGATCGTGCGCAACTGGATTTTTTGAAATGCGATCAACTGCCTCCGATAAAAGATTATCAGGGAATATTTTTGGATGACGTCGTTGACAAATTTTTCAATCAACCCACAGAAGATGAACCCATATTTATTGTTAAAACCGAGCCCCGTAACGAACCCGTGGCCGAACCCGCGGCCGAGCCCTTCACGAGCCCGGTGGCCGAGCCCTTCACGAGCCCGGTGGCCGAGCCCTTCACGAGCCCGGTGGCCGAGCCCTTCACGAGCCCGGTGGCCGAGCCCTTCGAAAACGTCTTATCCAAGAACGAAATCGACCATTTTTTATCGAATTATACGGATAAAAAACGCACACATTCCAAAAATACGTCATTTCGCAGTTACAAAAACAAACGCAATCATCGAATGACGGCAAAGAAACTAGATGATTAAGAATGCACCATATTACTATCAATATCAATATCTACATAGGGAGTGACAGAAAACCCGCGCCACGGTTCTTCATTCACTGGCTTTACTTTTTTGGACGGGCTCGTAAATAACAGTTCAGATACGCTTTTGGGAAACAACAATTGAGAGTAGTAGTCTATACACACCGCCAACGACGAATGCGGCTTCGCCTCCATTTTGGCTTCTCGAATCGTGATGAGTAATTCTTCGGGGGTTATACGAGACTCTCTCACGCAAATAAATCCTATAATTGTTTTATATATACTCTTGAACATCAAAGGTGTAAAGGTGTAAAGGTGTAAAAATCCAACGGTTAGTATACTATATAATATACAGAATATACTAGATACTATATAGTTTATGAAAGAGGATTCTCATGCGCATTGACCCGCCAGGGTAAATATTATTACGAACTAAACAAAAATTAGTTCAAAAACAAGGGGCGTTGATTGGCCGTATCCACAACCAAAGGCGGGGGCACTATCAAAGGAATCCGGTCACAAATATTCAAACTTTGACGCTGTTGTATTTCAGGCACAATTTCGGGTTGAGGTGTCTCCAAATTACACGATCCGATCCCCAACAATTGTGTTTCTATGTCACAAGAATTGGTCGATAATTCGGAACGAGGAATGCGAGCACCGATCAAGCCGTTTCCGGGGAAATATGTTTGATTTGTGATACCATATGAGGACTGGATGTAGGTAGAATAATCGCAAGGACGGATACTTTGCGTTTTTTCTAAACGGTAATTACCCGGGGTATTTCTGTTTCTTGTGGAAGCCATGCTATATACTATTGAATATAAAATATAAAATATTGTTAGATTTACCGGTCAAATTTTTTCATAAAATACTCGATCCATGATCGTGTAATGTCGCTTACTAAAGGTCCTTCCGTATCCGCCGTCAAAAAACTGACCAAACATTGATGAAAATCCGCAAAATAATCGTAAGAAAGTAATATAACAAGTCCCAGATTCGGATCTTCGGAAATCATCGTTGCCGCTACTTTCAAATATAAATCTCTAAATTCTGGTATATTGTATGTTAAATCGTACAAGAAAGTTATTGTGCGACTTGCGGCTTGTTCATCAAACAACAATTCGTCCTGAGTTTCGTCTTCGAATGTATCCCATTTTTCACCATATTGATCGCGCAATTCTTGGGTTCTCGCCGGGGTATTCATACGAAATACATCGCGTAAACATCTACGATATTCCAAATTTGTACTATATTGTACTAGAATATCTGTATTATAAATTCTGTCTTCCGACATTTTACAGTATAAAATAACAGATTGAAATTATTTTATATTGATTTGTTGGTAAATTTATTTCTTGTGGTGACGCGCACGACGGCTGCGGCGAGCCGTGCGGCGTTTGCGGCGGCCACCCTCCTGCTGCTGTTGTTGTTGCTGCTGCTGTTGCTGTTGGTGGTGATCCTGCTGCTCCGCACCTCCACGAACCGAGCGACGGGCCTTGCGGCGGCTCGCGCGGCGTTTGCGACGGCCACCCTCCTGGCGCTGCTCCTGCTGCTCCTGCTGCTCCTGCTGTTGCTGTTGGCGCTGTTCCTGCTGTTGGCGCTGTTCCTGCTGTTGGCGCTGCTCTTGTTGGCTATTTCCTCCATGAGACGAAAATGGTGATGAGTTAAGTGGCGACATTATATAAGAATATATATTAACTAAAGATATTCTTATAAACACAATTTTTTCAAACGCACAATTTAACGGTTGGTAGAAACCACCCGGTCGTTGGCCATATCACGAGATGATGCGCCCCCACGAGTCCATCCGTTCAAAGCCGCCTCTTCCACGGAATAAGCCGGGTTCGTCACACGAGCCTTTACGTCATCCATCAACGGATAATCCGTGTAATTGATAAACGCCTTATCCATAATCGTCTTGTCACTCTTTTTATCACTCATATATTCCCCCACCAACAACTGAGATTCCAATGTCGGATTCACAGACCCTCTTCCTAAATAAGGGACCGTCGCAAATGGACGTTGATTCAACTGTAAACGTTCAAAAGCGCGTTCTTGATCGGTTTTGATCAGCAAGGTCGAGTCGTAATCAATGGCGTTTCCGGGAACACCTACACCTCCCCCTGTGCCACGAAAATTCACACTGGGTTGTTGAGTAGCAAAATTAACATGTGCCGCGGAATTGACTGCACTAAACTGATTATCCAACATATAATTCGCATAACGGGTATTTGCTAAATTGCGCTGGGTGTTGTCGACCGTATCCGCACCAATACGACCCAAGTTATTAAACATATAATCATTCGTGGATGTCATATTATTGAATAGTATAATATATAAAATATTATATTATAAAACTACGGGGACCGCGGGTTCTCTTTTTAATAGTTGTTGTATCTTGGCAAATTACGTGCCAAAGCAAACGGGTTGCCGTCGCGCGACGATACCATCGATCCATAACAAAACTCGGCGAATCCTTTTTGGTCATTCGGTATGGTGGTCGCCGGATTCGAATTGAATTGCCGTAACGATTGTTCAAATGCGTATTGTTCTCCTAAATCCTTGAACAATTTATCTGAAATGTCTGGCTGTCCCGGGTTCAGTTCTTGGACCAATTTTTTTGCTTCTTTCAAAATAGTATCATTCACATTGTCATTGTACGAGGGTGGTGCGGGTTTTTTCTTGGGATTATACTCGTAATCGGGTATCAAAACATTACTAAACGGATTGCCCGATTTCGGTTTATCAAATACCTCAGGATTCTTATTATATTGATATTTTCGATAAACCTCGTCGGCTTGGTTCTCGAAAGTCTCTTCGACAATCTTCTTGGACTTTTTCGTCTCCTTATTTTGATAATGATAAAGTGCGAATATAGCCGCCAAAGTCACTCCGGAAATGGTTAAAAGGCGGATACTACGGGTAAACAAAAAAGCCACGATTGTCAAAACAATCACCGCACGGGATATCGCATTCAATTTCTGATTATATTCCATCGTATCTACAGGAAAAAATTCAAACATGTACTTAGGATCAAACAAAATGTTGGGGTTTTCAGACCAAAATGGTATCGGGGGTTCAACCGGTGTTTTATCTTTTTCGTCCATAAACGCCTCTGACGGCACTTCCATATTGTGTTTTACTCCTGAATCATTCGTTTTATCCTGTACTATTGGGTTTTCTATTTCCATAATAATTATATTATAATATTATATTTATTATAAAGAATACCCAACTTAACACTTAACCCGAATGCTAAATATATTCAATTCTCTTGAGTGATTTTTACAGTTCTGACGATGAATAACGTAACGATACCGGGTTCGGACGGGCATCGTAATGTTCCAAAAACTCGTCACGGTTGATGTTCATTTTGCTGAATAAAAGTGTCAAAAATGCCATTTCCTCCGTTTCTTCGACTTCATTCGCGAATGAATCGGGTTCAGGCTGGGATTCTACTTCAGATTCTGAATCCACCGAAGATAATACCGCATCACTGTCTTCGACCCGACGTTGATACATATTTTCCGACAAATCCTCAAACAGCAGGTTTTCGTTCAATCCTTCCGCTTGGTACAAATTGCTGGTATCTTCCGAAACGTCGGAAATGTACAACGACGCACGATCACCCTCTGTTTCCGTATCCTCTTCCGTCGAACGAACCACCACATTCTCGACCACGGGTATTTCGCCAATTCTCTTCGACGCTTCTAGCAATCTTCTCATATTTTTTCCGGCACGAATGTCGTAATTCACGCGATTCAGTTGACCCTGGAGAGTTTTACGTAGCAATCGATAGTACTGATATTTTTGGTGTACCTTATCGATAACAATGTTGCGCATTTCATACATCCGGTTCATCTCATCATTCAGTTCGGCCATGCGATCATTAATATACTTCAATTCCGAGTTGAAATGATCATACATTGAGTTTTGTTCTTCCAAGCGTAAATCTCTCAATCTGTCGCGTATTTCCTTCGCTTGTCTGCGGATTTCGTGGGTTACCGGCCTGCGGCAGCAAGGACAAATTGGGTCAACAATTCTACCAAAACAGCACGCATGAAAACAGTGTCCACACTCGGTTGTATGTAAAATTCGGCGATTGAACGTCAGCGATTCCATACAAATAGCACACACATCCTTCTCATTCACCTTCATATTCGCATTTACGCGGTTTGATTCCATTTTGAAAAGAGCGATATTGTTGTTTTGAACAAAAAACAAAAATATAATCAATTTTTACGATTACGACGCGCGGTGCGCGCTGCACCCGATCTTACGCGTTTTGTACTCCTTCTATTTCGGTTCAAATCGTAACCTATGTCGGATATTTTACTGATCATATCGTCAAGTTCTCCTTTAATAAACTCGACATGCGTGCTAATATCCACTTCCGGAAATTCAAACGAATTCGTCGCTATAGTGCGTATTTTTTCAAGTTTCACATGTAACCCCCCAATCATGTCGTTCATTTTTAGCTTGTCTTCCACGGACAATTCTATTTTTGACATCTCGGCGATAATATACTATATAGTCTAAACAGATATTTTACATTTGAAACGTGTCGCATTTCTCAGAAGCAGGAACGATTTTCAAAACACACTTGGATTTTACTCCATTCATCGGTACCACACATCCGTTGTGTTTTTTCATGGTTTTACGGCGCATCTCCACCTTTTTCAAGTCTTTAACACACCTAGCCCGGAAATGCTCGTAACGTTCGCGCACAATTTCGTATGTTAATCCGGATTTTTTACCCAACATTGTGTTGATCAATTCATGTAAACGATATATATACAGCGAAAAGGTATGCCGCGATGCCATATCCGACCTTTTCAACGGTAATTTCTTGAAATTCTGTTTCAAGTTTTTGCGACATTTACCGCAGGGCAGTACACCCCTTAAACTATAGACGAAATTGTAATAGTCCTGTTTTTCTTTGGGACTAGGGTGTACCGGATAATTGAAACTCATTGTATGTAAATAATGCCACATACTCGGCCCCCAAACACTAGTAAGCATACCATCGTTACTATTATAGTCTTCTGGTGTGTATAACAATTGTAAGTTGGATTCCTTTTTCACAGTCTTGTTCATAGAAGTGAATACCTTATATTATAGAACGATTTAGTTTGTAACGCAAATAAAATATATCTACGGATAATATAATAAACCGATGGCGTCTAAATTATTGAATACTGTACTAAATAGTTTACGTCCCTACGTAAATTACATTGTTTACATCATCATTTTCATCATTTTTGTGGTGGTTGCCGTTTTAGCGTATAAACAATATGCAGCACCTGCCGTCAATAAATCGCCTTTTACGGATGTCGCCAATGCTGCCACCACCGGAAAACCCCTCGATATTTTTTTCTTTTACGCCGACTGGTGTCCTCACTGTAAAAAGGCCAAACCCGAATGGGAAGATTTCATGAAAAACAACAACGGTAAAACCTTCAACGGGTCTACCTTGAAATGTCACAGTGTCAACTGTACGGACGACAGTTCCACCGAAGTGGTAACTACCGGTATGACTACCGCCGAAATGATCAAACAGTACAACATCGAAGGATATCCCACCATCAAGTTGGTCCGTGGTGATGTAGTGTACGATTACGATTCTAAAATTACACGTTCTTCTTTAGAAACGTTTGTAAATACGGTGGCATCAAAATAAACGGTGACAGGTTAAACGCAAAATATTTGTATTTCTAAAACTGTACGAATATTTTAAACTATGTGTGACGAACAACACTGTTTCTCCACTACCGGTACATGTATCGATATATTTCACCGCATCTTCTTTTGTAGTGGGTCCGTCTCGGAAAATTATTCCAGTGACCATACATATTCACGTAAAAAAAAGGCACCATCGCATCGTCGTCGAACCGTAATATTTGAAGAAGACCGCAACATGGAAAGTTTTTTAAAAAAAATATTTCCTTACGACGAATATCATTATTCTCCGTCGAGCCATTACGTAAAACCCCAGCCCATTACCTTTGTCGGTGGTAATACCAAATATGGTCGCCGTATTTCAAGCACGAGTTAAACCGCACAACCGCACCCCCCTATTCTCACTACATTGTGAATGCTACATAATATACGGTTTGTTCAGTATATCATGTACCTACCAGGGATGGGCCAATTGCACGGTACTGTCTCAGGAGAGTTGATTTTTATCAATAATCGTTTCTTTTATGAGGGTTTTGATCACTTTTCCGTAATATTGTTCGCGGTTGGCCCCGGCCATGGACGCCTGATTTATCATCAAACATTTCATCCCCATTTCGCTGTCCAAATTGTTGTATTCTGGGTTCTCTTCGCGCCATTTACAAAGTTGAATCAAACTTTTACGAGAAATTTCCTGAATGGCGTTTCTCATTTTCGTCATGTCGTCTTCCTTTTCCCATTTGTCTTCGTCTTTGATATAAATTGTCTCGCGTTTCACGTCTGTACAGTGAATCGGTCGTTCATAAATACTCAAATTCTTCAAATTATCCAATAAAATCTTGGAAATACCCCCCACAAACCCCAAACTGGCATTGTTCTCCAAATCCTCGTTGGTAATCTCCATACTATCAATAAAATCACTCAAATTCAGGGCATCTTTACATTTATCGTTCAAAAATAAATTAATATTGAATCGATTGGTATGATTGATGTTTCCGTTCAATGTATTCGTCACTACCGTCCCTTTGGTAGACGATATTTCGAGAACCTTGTTCACCAAATCTTTGGTATCTTTCGTATGTTCTTTTGACTGTTCAATGACAAAATTACGTAATTCCTGGTTCTCCGAAAACAGTTTATTGATGATACTCATGTACGAGTCCGATTGTTCTCCCACGGCAGGATCTTTGAGTTCCGAATTTTCCGAGACTTCACACGCGATCGCCACGGGTTCCGCCGGGGTTTTAGTATCGCTCTCGGCTTTGATCTGAGCCTTGATATGTTTCTGTGTAGCCAGATGCTTATTATAATTATATTTGTTACTACACGTATAATCACACGTTATACAAAAGTATTTCATTTTCGTATTTGTATCCTCTTCTTTTTCTTGGGCGATTCGAGAACGTTCCAAGACGTTTTTATAGTGTTTTTGTGAAACACAGTGACGTTTATATAAACATTTATACGAGCATTTATAATCACAGATTTCACAGATTATTGTCTTATTATCCATCATAAATTAACACGATATTTTATTTTGGGGCATTGAACGAACGCCCCCGCAGGCATTATCGTAACATTTTTGAAAGAATACCGATAATTTTACATAAAAACACAACTTTGGCAACTTTGTAAAGCAACTTTTCAAATTTGTAAAATCCCATTTTATGGTCATCGAATAAATCCAATATTTTTTATTTTCTCAGGACATATCGTAACAAAAATAACATGCCTCGGAACACGATACCCAAAAAACAACTTTGGCATCTTTGTCGAAAAAAAAGTTGCCTAAACTTTGTCGAATTTATTTTTTCTTAAAAAAAGTTATGGTAACAAATGAAAATTACAATTTTGGTATTTACAGCATTATGCTCACAAACGACTTTTTCAAAAAAAGAAAAAAAAAGTCTCCCAGAAAAATGAAAAATGGACATTTTAAAAATGTCCAAAAAGGAAAATTTTAAAAATACTTTTCCAACCCCCTAAAAATCTCCCGCACTGACTTTTCATTATTTTATATTGTATGGTCTTTTGTAAAGCATTCACGGTAACGTCCCACGGAACCCGCCCGGTTTTTTGTAAAATGGGGCGGGCGGGGGGCGGCGGCGCCGAGGGGGGTAAAAATGGCCGTTTTCCGGTGCATTGAGGAATGGAAATCCTGGATCGCCCAATAAACGTGGTCGAGTGGATAAAAATAAAATGGTATTGTATAGTGGGATTTTAGATGAATGCATCTGATATTAAAAATAAATCAAGTGTTATTGGTGAAGGCACCTACGGTTGTGTCATAAAACCCAGCCTCAAATGTAATAAATCTAAATCTTTGAATTATAACAATAAAATATCCAAAGTGATGGATAAATCAGAGGCACTCATCGAATTGGAAGAATACAAACAGATGGCGAGAATAGACAAACGTGCGGAATATTATACAGGCAAACCGGAAATGTGTGTTCCGGAAAATTCCGCGGAGAACATGAACGCAATCAAGGAATGTAAATATCGCGATGTCAAGGACCTGAAAAAATACTACCTCTTGATTATGGAAGACGGGGGCAATAATTTGACCGTTTTCGCGGATTCTATTCAGTATCAACTGTTGAGCGGAAACGTCCGCACCGATTCCAAAGAATACACGGATCTTCAAGAAATAATGCGTGATTTCTGGGGGGAATGTATGCGTCTTTTCCAGGGCATCCAAGTTTTTCTGAAAAATGGGCTAGTTCACCACGATTTAAAACCGCAAAATATACTGTACGATGTGGTCAATAATCGCGCTAATTACATTGATTTTGGGTTGATGACGACTGAAAAAAAAATAACAGAACAATCGCTGAAATCGCACAATCACAATGCGATTATTCATTGGTCCTTTCCCCCCGAAATGCCGTACACCAACAAATTGGCATATACGAAATTTGCCAAGATGAGCCGACGAAATAAACTCCGCGAATTCGACCGGTTTATAAAGGGATTGGGCGATTCTGAAAATAAAATCAACTATTTCTTTAAAAACACGGTGATCGATTACTACAAAAAAAAAGATTCAAAAATCATCATACAGCATATCAAAGAGTATTATGATTTGTTGTTCAAGGTGATTGTACCGAACAAATACAGCGCGTTTTTAGAAGCGGTGGTAAACACTATTGACAGTTATGGACTAGGAGTGGCCCTTTTATATGTATTAAATAAGACAGAGACGCTTATTGATGCCGCGTTTGCGATAGATTTGCGCAATTTATTTACAAATATGGTGTGTTTCAATGTAATGAAACGTAAAAATATTCAGTCGCTGACCGAAGAATACAAGACGATTCTCAAAAGACACATGGTGGTTTCCGCCGTGTATCAGTCACAAACACAAACTCAACCATCAATGAACAATAAAACCAAACAATTTGTGGAGGAAAAATTGGGATCGATTAAAATCGCAAACGCCGCCAATATTACGAATACCGATCCCTTACCCGCCTGCCCTCAAATGTATGAATATAACCCCGCCACAAAACGGTGCGTGAAAACGCGTTCGATAACCAAATCGACGTCCAAATCGGCGACCCGCAAACAACGTAGCAAAGCGCGATAAAATGATCTTTCATGTTTCGTCCGTATGATTACAAAACATGTTGGATTGTACAATATCGTGCCCCACTTGAATCAAACGGACGCGTTCTTCCATTGAAGTGGCGGTTTGTATGATATCTTGGAGATTGACGGCGTGTTCGTAGATGGTATAGGAATATTTCGGTTCTATATTGCGGTCGCCTTCGAAATCGTACAACATACGGTCCCACACCCGGTGAAATGCGGTCATCATAAAATCCAAAAATGAAGAATCCGCGTCGATACATTTACCGCTAGGTTTGTTGTTTTTTTGGATACCGAAGATGGAATCTATATCATCTTCCGTATTACGGATACATTGATTCATGGGGTAATTTACTAGAATACCTCCATCTAAATAGCACTGTTCTCCGTCAATAAAGGGTTCAAATATAATAGGTAAACAAGAAGAACAATAAATGGCCTGAATGAGGGTCCATTCCGGATGAGTTTTGTAGGAGATATCGATACTATTTAGACGGTTAATCTCGGTAGAAAAAAAGTGAAGTTCTATGCCGGTTTTTTCGTAGAATTCGTGCATAGTTATTTCCGGGGACATTTCTTTGCCCAACAAGAGAGGACCCAACATGTCTTCGAATATCTTGATACCGAAAATTCCCTTGTTTTGAAACACTTTGATGGCCGAATACACGTCAAATTTGAAGACCGTTTGCCAAGGCCTTTTAATAAAATAGTCGTCCAAGGTTTCCCAGTCGTATTGAAGACACAGGATCACCGCCAAAAAACTACCGATGGACGTCGCATAAATGCTGGATATGTTTTCGATGGACCATATTCGTTTTTTATTGGCTTCACGTAGAATGCCGTAAAAGGACAGGCCGGTATTTCCACCTCCAGAAAGAACGATGTGTTTTATGATGATTTCAGGTTCTCCAGTTTCCATGTGTAAACCTTTCTGTGGATAGTTTTATTTTTGTTTTATTTCAATGATTAAATTGTGATGAACTATATATATTTTATTTTCGAGAACCTTATCGACATGTCTATATTCATATTTCCACACGAAGAAGAATCCAGCCACAAATTGAACATTGACGATTTGTATGAACGCAAACAACGACGCGATTTGAAACAAATCAGTATTTTCAACAAGATCTTGGGTAGAATTCACAAAAAAATAAATCATACTGCTGCCAAAAAGAAATTGGACGAAACCCATACATGGTTTATAGTTCCCGAGTACATTGTGGGAGAACCCATTTATGACAAGGGAGAGTGTATCGGATATTTAGTAGCACAGTTGGAAAAGAATGGTTTTCATATTAAATATACACATCCGAATACCCTGTTTATTTCTTGGCACAATTGGGTACCAAGTTATGTACGTAGTGAAGTGAAGAAGAAAATGGGGGTTATTTTAGATGAAAAGGGCAACGTTGTCGGTAAAAAAGACGACATCGAAGAATCGAACTCCCACATGTTAACAGATAATCCGTTGGATAATATGTTACTTAAACAACAAAATGCGGCGAATTATAAAGAACGTGAAAAGGAACAAAAACAGTATATTTCTGTGAAAAATTACAAACCACTGGGTAGTTTGGTATATAGCAGTGACATGTTTGAAAAATTGGAGAAAAAAATTGCTCGCGATACATAATTATTTTTTGACGCCGCGCGATTCTAGTACCCGTAAAATGGTAGCTAGGTCGGTTCCTTCAATCGGCGATTTTTTCATCGCGCGAAATGTTTGGTATACTTCATCGAGATTACGTGTTTTTAAAATGAGGATATTTTTGGCCAGTTCCTTTCGGGTGTTCTCGTCCAGATTCGGTTTAACTCGTAACGTATTTATTTTAGTTTGAATGTCATCAAAATAGTTCTCGACGATTCTGTTCACGTAAAATGCGGCAGTTTCCGTCATGGAACGCTGGTGGTCGTTGACCAATTCAGTGGCGGTTTTAACGATCGCGCGCTTGATAGCTCGTTGAATTTTCGGCTGTTTTTCAACGTTCAGTTTCTCCATAATGTTCTCGGTTTGAAGCTGAGTTATCACTTGTTTAGGATCGCCGCCTAAAAGTGCGGTAGATGTCGTTGAAAATATGTCGCTTATTTTGGTGTCGTTGGTAATATGTGTTTTGAAAGCGGAACAAATACCGTCTTGTAAAATTCGTGACCATTCTCTTTCCAATAAATCGACGCCGCCTTGTACATCTGTCATTTCGTCACCGTATATTATAGGTGTCTAAAATAAGATTTTTTTGTTCGGCGATTCCGTTTTACTCTTCGCGGTTGTCGGCTTTTTCTGTTTTTTTGATATCCTCCCTCCGAACGGCGATCCACGACGGGTTCGACCGGGGTAGGAACCGTGTCAACAGCTACAGTATTAAATTTTTGTTGAGCCATTTTCTTCAAAACATCGTTGATATTGTTGGCAAAAATATCCTCTATTTGTTTCATATTTGTACTGTAAAGATCCTCGCGTAGTTTTTTTTTAAAATCTTCCAGCATCTCTTTACCAACAATACTTGCCTCGGTTTCCAAACTTTTTTTGATACCTGCTACAATTGATCTAGATTCAGTCTGTATGATTTCGTCAATTCGTTTAGGTAATGCGGCTTCTGTAAGTTTCAAAATATGGTCCAATGTTTGTGTTAAAGCGGCCACTTCCGCCATTCAACTGTTTACGATTAATTATATATATTCTATATATTTTAAGGCAATAGGGGGCGATTTAGTGGAGAAAGAGTAGAAAATTGAATTGCGTTTAAAAAATAAAATAATAGTAACAGATAGATTAATGAGTAAATCATTATCAGTAAATGAAGTTTTGAAACCAAATAACGATGTAAATGAGGAGCCAGTTGCGAAATTTTTCATAAAAATAAAAATACCCAAAAAAGCGTTGAAAGAGATTAGCACATTCGTGTCGGAGTCCACGGTACCATTATCGGATACAGAAAATATAAAAACGTTACAAGTACCGGAGCATGCCGCACACCGGGTTACCCCCAAAAAAAAGTCACAGAAAACTACTCAAAAAAAGAAAAAGGGCTTGTCTAAAGCCGACAAAGATACAATGTGGAATATGTTTGATACTGACAAAAAAACCCAAAGAATGACGGAAACTCCTGAACCCGATTTGGCGAAAGAGGCGACGCCGAATGTCGCGAAACTGAAGGAAACCGATTTGTGTCAAATCTGCGATTCCACTCTCATTATCATGGAGGACGGGTTTCCCACATGCTCGAACGTTTTGTGTGCACGTATTTGTAAAGAAACCCTGGATTATTCGCCAGAATGGCGGTTTTATGGCGCGGACGATAAGAATCAAAACGATCCAACGCGGTGTGGTAATCCGATCAACCCACTTTTACAAGAATCCTCGTTTGGCTGTAAAGTATTGGTTTCAAATTCGTCGACATACGAGATGCGGAAAATACGTAAATGGACGGAATGGCAATCGATGCCCCACAAAGAAAAGTCACTCTACGACGAATTCCAGTTTATTACTATTATGGCCCAGAACGCCGGAATTCCCAAGATTTTCATCGACGACGCGGTAGCGATTCACAAGGATATTTCTGAACAAAAAATGTTTCGCGGTATGAATCGCGATGGTATCAAATCCGCGTCAATATATATCTCTTGTCGCCTGAACGGCTGCCCGCGAACGGCTCACGAAATTGCCGAAATATTCAGACTAGACAAGGCATCGGCGACGGCCGGATGTTCAATGGCGGTAAAGATTTTACACAATATTGAACGAAACTATGAACCATCGGAACAGACCGAGTTGTGTTCAACGCGTCCATCAGCGTTCATTGAACGTTACTGTAGCCGTCTGAATATCAACGGCGAGTTAACATTGTTATCAAAATTTATCACAAAGAAGGTTGAACAACAAAACATTATCAATAATAATACACCACATGCTATTGCCGCGGGAATCGTGTTTTTCATTTCACAAAATTGTAACTTGAACATAAGTAAAATGGACATCAAGGCGATTTGTGGGGTAAGTGAAGTGACGATCAACAAGTGTTTCAAGAAATTAGATAACATTAAACAGCATTTGATACCAAGTTGTATTTTAGACAAATACACGTAAACTCGTTTATCATTTAACACCTTTGCCACTTACACCGATGAAGATTTGAATCCGGACGCCCATCTTTGATGGGCGCCTGATACAATTCATTTATCGGTAACGTTGCCCTTGAATCTCTAGTGAGACACCCTTCGGGTGTCCCATTATAAATCTTCAAGGGTGTAAATCGGCAAAGCCGTATCGAAATATTTATGTCTATATAATATAAATATTTTACAATGGATCAAGACGTTGTGTCAAAGGAAAAAATGGAGAATACATTGGCAGATTTGTCAAAGCGCGATGCGATACATGATTTCGGTACGTTAATAAATAGTTTTTTTTCAAAAGTCACGAAATTCATAACCGGTATTAATATTTTTAACCAAGGATTACCAGAATATGGCAGCAATTTCTCCAATGTAGTACCTGGCGGTGGAGAAATTGAGCGCGACGGGTTTTTAAGTGTTATAGAAAAATTGGAAAAGGATGGAACAACCGTGGATAAATCGTCTATTATCGAGACAAATTATAAAGAGGATGAAAAAACAGATGATAAAAAATACACAGTAACGACTATTTTTGGAAAATCTTACGCGCTGAATTCAATCGTCGCGAAGACTGGATCTGGAGATAAAAGAGAATATATAACCGCCCAACAGCTTACCGACGGATTCATCACAGAACCCAAAATCGCGCTTATCATTGACGCGTTTTCAATTTCGCTATTATCTATCTTGAAAAGTGGAGACCCTCTGATAGGGAAAAATGTGTATTACCTCTACACTCCTGAAGTGGTGAATGATCCTGCACCCAAAACCGCGCTGGACGATTCTATATTCAATATATCGGGCGGAGTAGAATTGATTCCGTGTGTAACTGTGGCGCCGGCGTCCACCATTTATACGTATCGATGGGATCCTACGGTCGAATCGGCATACAACAAGTTTTTTTCAAAATACGACTTTCAGTTGTCCGAGTTACAAAAACTGACATTGGGTAAAACTGTCAGATACAGTAGTAACTTACTCATCAAAGATCAACAATACAAATTTGTGGAAAAAGCCGACGAAGGAAACAAAGCAAAAAACTCGATTGGGTTTTTGGAATCTATGATAAAAAACTTGATTGATGACGTGATCACAAAATTCAAAAAGTTAGTGATGGGAGATAAAAAACAGTTGAACCCAATCTTTTCGTTCAATGCCAAGGTACAACAAAAACGTTCCGGAGATTGGTTACAAGCATTGGCCTGTTTGAACGTGGCGAATAAATCCTTACTGTTGAAAAAATACGGAGAATCCACCGAACCATTGGGCGACATTGGAAAAGTGTATTTGGTAACGCACGACTTTATATTGTTGGCGTTTGCGTTGTCTATGGGTGTAAATGTACTTTTTACACATTCAAAATCGAAACGAATATATAAATTTGAAATACAGGATCCCGAGGCGGAGAATGCCACCCTGACTGAAAAAATGACAAACATTAAAGATAAAAAACCGTACGAAAATGCAAAAGAAGAGATAAAAAAATACATTGATGGTTATAATGAGTGGCGCAATCAAAAAATTCAAAACAATACAGAGGTTTTGAATATAGAAATGGAAAAACCGGTTGATATAAATATCGACATTAAAAATACGTTTAATGAATATACCCGAAAGGTATTTATAGCGGCACTGGTACTTGCCCATACAATTACCATTTTACCCGATATTGACGTGTTGTTTAAACAATACACAGAATATTATGATTCATTTGTAGATAAAATAGAAGCCTACCCAGAAAACGGGTTTGACGATTTGAAGGATAACAAGGATATAAATAACGAGTACGAACGTATGGTATCAAAACATGATCAAATTAAACGTGAATTGGATAAATATGTATCGTACGACGAGAAACTGAAAAAAGTCATCATTATCTTTGATCTAGAAAAAACGTATACCACGTTTTTGCGAGAACCCTGTATTAAATTATTAAAAGAATGGGATGTTACCAATAAATCGGGAAAAGGATCCACGGATGTACGAATGTGGTCATCCCTGAAGATATTTTTTAATAGCAATACAGACAAGGTTGTTCCAGATAAAAAATTTGTCAGCGACAGAAACATGTTTCTGTACATGTTGGGCATGTTACCAGAAGAAACAAAAGAAATGATTGTTGACAAATATGGCGAGATCTATAAAGAAATGACAAAAGAAGAAGAAAAGGAGAATACAAGTCGTAATGTCAAGAATATCATCATTTTGGGTAAAACGTTTTGTACCGAATTGTTCGCGGCATTACACATAAATGATACGAACAAAGAAATGATCACCGATGTACTTGTTTTTCAAAAAAATGAACAAGATCGTGGCCAAGAAGACGTAGAGGTAGAGGTAGAAAAAATACTGACATTGACGGAATCAAGTGTTGTAGAAGAACACAATAAAATGGTTGAATTGGAGAACGAGAACAAAATATTGTCAACGTTGTATTTGACCGAAAAGGTCGCCAATTTGGATTCAAACCAAACTGTGGAATTAATAAAAGACAAAGAAAACGATTATATTTTTCCGGATGCGGTTGTAGATATGTCTGATCCGGTGGAAGAACCCGGACCGGGAAACGTAGAAATTGACCGTAATATCAAAATTACGGATGAAAATGTTGTTTTAACCGAGGAAGATTTCGATACACTGTATGATATTTTACAATTAACCGATGAAGAATTAAAAGCAGCAGAAGAGGAACGATCCGAGAGTATATTTGCGGATGAATTAGTCGAAGACATGAAAGGGTTTGATGAAGAGAGAGCAAGACAGGAAATCAAAGATAGAAATGACAAATATTCACAAATGTTTCCTAATGATGCGATGATACAGGCTACTCAAGAAGAAAAGTATGGTGGCAGTATGGGTAGAAGAACGGACAAATTTTATGAATATCCTTTTCAATATACCGGAACCGCAAGAACAAACGAAGAATTGAGTACAAAACAGGCAACCTACAGTTTAATGAACATGTTGCTATTTTATTTAGTCCCCGTTCCAACCGTCATAGAGAAAATTTTGGAAGAGATTGCGGAAAAGAATCGGGCAAAAGAAGAAGTGGAAAGTGACGACGAGCAAAATGCCCCCGCCGCCGTCGCCGCCGAGGAGCAAAATAACAACGAGATAAAGTCTTCCGAAGTGGACGCACTTGCCAACAAGATGGGACAAGTCACACTTGACAAACAAGGGCTACAAACCGCGTACGTTGGCGGGACAACAACTGTAGCGATATTCCACCCTCTTTTGCCGATTTACATGATAACAGAGGCATTGAACGATACCATCAAGTACCATGTAGAAGATATGATGGAGTATGATTTGTACGTGAATTATTTGAATTATCTGAAAAAAATGAGTTTGGTCCTGGAAAACGAGGAAAACCCCGAAAAACGTGCGGTTTTGAGTTATGGTATCCGTTCTTTGTTATTTACACACGATGTATTGAATATGAGTGACGCAACTACAGATATTTATGGTTTAACTCAGGACGAGTACATTCCCGTTTCCTTGTTGACAAGTTTATTGAGACACCGAATCACAGGGATGTGTGTGTTGACCTCGGAAGAAATGGATCTAGGAATGACCATACTGAAAACCCCGTTTTTTATAGATTTTATGACAGATGTAGGGTTGAAAGAATTGTTCACAATTAAATCCGAAACAGAGGAGGTTATGATGACGAATATAGATTCTTTGAAAGAAAATACGTACGATTTTTTGATAGATACGGGTAAAAAAATAATAGACAGTTCTAAAAACCCCACAGAACCCGTCGCAGAACCCGTCGCCGCAACAGAACCTGTTGTAGCAGAAGAAGAACCCGCTGAAGAACCCGCTGAAGAACCCGCTGTAGAACCCACCGCAGAACCCACCGCAGAACCCACCGCAGAACCCACTGAAGAACCCACCGCAGAACCCACCGTAGAACCCACCGCCGCAGCAGAACCTCCCACAGAAATGTTAAAACAACCTGAAATGGTATTACCTACTGGTGTTGCCGCCCCACCAGGTTCTTTATATGAAAGATTCAGTAAATATGCGCAGTCATTGTCACCTTTCCCCAGAAAAAAAACCGCAACTCGATTACCTAGAACCCAGGGAGGAAAAACGATGAAGAATAACAGAAAGAAAACGCGTAATAATAAGAAGAAAAATAAAATGGCAAGAAAGACAAAAAAATATACTATACGTTAATAGACGATCTTTGGGTATTTAGGTGTAATAATAATATTTTTATATTTAAATATATTATTATGTCGGAACCAGAATCAACTGTTGAACCCACATTGGAAGAGGTGAGTGATACTTTTACTGACCAGGCACCGGAAGTTGTGACGGAAGATAGTCAGGTTGAAGTTCAGGACCTCCCCGAGGAAACCGCTCCCGAGGAAACCCCCGAGGAACCCGCTCCCGAGGAAACCCCCGAGGAACCCGCTCCCGAGGAAACCCCCGAGGAACCCGCTCCCGCGGAAACCCCCGAGGAACCCGCCCCCGAGGAACCCG